ACTTACCGGTTAGATTTTTGAAGAAACCAGCATAAAATAAGGAGTTAAGGTAGTAACATGGCATCAACATTTAAGCATTTTTTGAGTTCAGACGCAACAAGCACAAGGACACTTCTTCACGAAGCGATCCCTCTTACAGGTACGATAGTGTCCGGTACCTATGGCGGCAATGCGACCGCACTGGGGTCGGAGGGGCATGTTAAGGCGTTCTCGCACGGCATGTTTCAATCGGTGTATGATTATCCCCACCTAAGTTCTTCTGCCAACCATGTATTCGACATCTCTGTCGGTGCCGATCCTTCTTTGGCAGGTATTGCAAACTACACCAGTCAAAAGGCAAAGAAGAACAATATGTATTCTCAGATGGCACAAATGTTGGTGGGTCATGACGTAGATGGATCAATTCGAGCATTTGATTCAGACGGGGACTTTTCGGTGACTACAGATAAGCACCAAGAAGTTGTGTTTCTTAGTTTTTCTAGATTGTTGGTTAAGGACGAAATTAAGAAAGGTTCTTTTAGTTTGATCATTGGCACAGGCAGTTGGACTGAAGGTGCCGCCACTAAGTATACCACCATTACAGATTCTGACCAAGCGACATCTTACAAGTCCAACTCACCCGCTGGCGAGTATGGGATTTTGAAGCATAAAACCACCAAGGTCGGATTGATTTATTATCAGGCAGGTGTTGTTGTGTTAACCGGATCCATTTTAGGAACTGGAACAATCTTAGCAGACGCCGCAGGAGGTGCTGTTGCTTCTTATAAGTTTGCTGGTGCTATGACGGGGTCAACCATCAACACCATCTCAAACGGTATCAGACATAGGATCGCAAATGTCTCTTTTAACAATACCACCGAACTCAACTCGACAGTTTATTTCTGCAGGGCAAACCACAATGAGTTTAACTACAGTTCTAATCCGACTTATTTGAATAATTCAAAAATTAGGGTCAAGAATGTCCGGACAGACGCTCCACGCTCATATATTACTACGGTTGGAATGTACTCCGCAAACAATGAATTGTTGGCAGTAGCAAAACTTTCAGAACCTCTTAGAAAGGACCCAACAAACGAAGTTACTCTTCGAGTTAGACTGGATTACTAGTCTTTATTTGGAATAGAGAGTAAAACTTAGCAAGCAAAGTCCTATATACATTAGGGGTGAAATTAGGCATGTCTTTTAAGAAATTTAAAACTACTGAAGTATTTCACAACACCATCATCACCAATCCCAAGTACGTCTTTCATATCCATGGCGGCAAAGCATACCTGAACAAGGAACCTCTTAGGGTGGGGAATTTTTCGAATAAGGAAAAGCACACCTCTGAACCGGGGTATGTAAGTCTTTATGAGATGAACGTCAACAGACCAGCAGATGGGTTGGTTTATCCGTTCATAACCAAGGACGGGTCAAGGACTGCCTTTTCAACTGTCTCCTTGTCTTCCTTTAATTCAAATTTTCAGTTCGGGGATAAGATTTCGGGGAAGTATCCCTTATCTGCTAGTATTAGTAGGATTTTCATCCCACAGGGCGTAGACTATCAGGCATCTACGTTCTCCCAACCAGCGCATACGGATTGGGATAACAAGGAATATATTCTTGCCCTTGAGGGACCTCTTAAGAGTTATACTTCTCTTTCTCCGCATTTTGAGTACTCATCATCCCTTGGGGACAAGGGGTATCAAAAGATGAACATGATCTGTGTTCCTTCTATATTTTATGGATCTTCTATAAAGAAGGGTAGTTTGAAGATCAAGACTTTTGTTACTGGCGCACTCGCCGCAGAATGTAGCGATCACAAGAAGAACGGAGAAATGATAGAGACCACAGGTTCATCGGTAGGTTCAGTTGCGGGTGTCGTTCTGTACGACCAGGGTATAGTGTTGTTGACAGGTTCTTGGAACATGCCGACCACAAACCAAGAACCATATATAAGCGACGACGGAAATTCATATCCAAAATGGGTCACTTTTGGCGCAGGTCTGCCCATCGCCCGCAAAGCAGATAACGCTCTGCCTCCAGGGTCAACACCAAATACATCATATCAGATAGAGTTTGAAGGGGTGAACCCCGTCCCGACCATTACTATGCTTGCACATGCTGAAAAAGCGGAATTGAATTATTCTTCGAATCCGACTTATGTCGCGTCCTCATCCCACGCGCCTTCTACTCTTACGGGCGACACCTTCACTGATCCGTCTTGTGAAATAAAGAATATTGCTGAGTCTCCATATGTCAACCATTCTGCCTCCTTTGAGAAGACGACCTATATAACAAAGATCGGTATTTACGACGACCAACAGAACTTGCTAGGTATCGCTACTCTTGCCAACCCTGTTAGAAAGAGAGAAAAACGAGATTATACATTTAAGTTAAAATTGGATTTCTGATATTCTAATGAATGTACGTGGCAAATTTCGTCTTGTATCTGCTAAGGTTGAGTTTCTCAAGAAGGAACTAGAGATAAGCAAGGATATTCTTGAAATGGCAAAGTCGGAATTCTCAAAAGAGTTTATGACAAAGGTCATCATCGTGGATGATGAAGACCAAGAACAGAAAGAGGAAGAATCTTCAACCACCGAAGAGAAAGAGAGGGTCACCCGAAATGATCTCTCAAAACACCGCCGCCGCGCCAAGAAGGAAGCAAACAATTCCGACATTCAGGAGCATATAAAAGAGGACAAGGATGATGACTTGAAGAGGGTGTTCAAGCAGATCGCCAAGCGCACTCATCCCGATATTTTACTAGATAAGTCTGAGTTCGAAAGAGACAACAAGGAAAAGATGTTCATGAAAGCGAAGCAGGCAATAGAGGAAGATGATTTTCTGGAATTATCTGAAATTGCAAAATCTTTAGGAATCGAACCACCAGAACCGAACATGAAACACGTAAAGATGCTAGAGAGGACCATGGACCGTATTCAGAGGGGGATTTCTAGGATTAAATCGATGATCGCTTGGGTCTGGTATCATGAAGACAATCCCCTGATGAGAGAAGAGATAATGAACAAGTACATACAAAGGATTAAAAATTAATATATTAGGATTAGACGTTTCGACAAGCATCACCGGCATCTCAGTCTTTGATAGTGCTGGTATCTGTGTTCATAACGAATCAGTAGACACAAGAAATAAGAACAAATTTCCTGACCTCTATGTCAAAGCACGATTTTTAAGGCAAAGGTTGACAATGCTGGAAAGTAAGTTTGACATTACTGAGGTCTATATCGAGCAATCACTTCACTCCTTTAGGAGTGGATTTTCGTCTGCGCAAATACTCTCTAAGTTGTCTAGGTATAACGGGATGATCTCCTGGATTTGCCATAGTGTTTATGGTAAGTCACCGCAGTTAATTTCCGCCTCCACTGCGAGAAAAAAAGCAGGGGTCACCATCCGCCGTGGTGAAAACGCAAAGGAAAAGTGTTTTAATTTTGTTGTTGACGAATACCCCCAGTTTGTGGTAGAGTATACAAGAAATGGAAACCTCAAACCAGGAACGCTAGATAAATCAGATAGTTATATAATAGCGAAGGCGGGATGGATCGATTGGAAGAGCAAAAGTTAAAGATCTTAAAGGAAAACTTTGGATATTCTTATAAGAATGGTGATGAACTTTTGTTTCATTGCCCCAAATGCAAACACCACAAGAGAAAACTGTCTGTAAACATTGCAAGAAATGTGTTTAAGTGCTGGGTTTGCGAATACTCTGGTGCCGACATATATCGACTCTTAAAGCGATACGGATCAAGACAGGCATCTATCGAGTGGAAGCAGTTCGGGAACGTTGTAGAGATATCAAACTTTGATAAACTGTTCGAAACAGAGCAGGAGGAGTCGGTCAAAAGGGTCATCGACATGCCTCCTGGGTTTGTCACCTTGACTGGGGAAATAACAAGGACCTTATTACGACCGTATAGGTATTTGGAATCTAGAGGTCTTGACAAAGGGGACATTCTAAGGTGGAAGATGGGTTGTTGCCTCTTCGGGGATTATGAGAACAGAGTAATAATTCCATCATTTGACGTGAATGGAGACCTGGATTACTTTGTGGCACGATCTTACGACGGTTCCTATGCTCGATATAAGAACCCTCCCACCAGCAAGGACTTGGTTTTCAACGAGATGTTGATAGACTGGCAGAAACCGATAGTGTTGGTCGAGGGCGTTTTTGATGCACTAAACGCAGAAAATGCAATACCACTTCTTGGATCGACCCTCAATCCCAGGTCCAACCTGTTTCAGTCTTTGGTAAAGAAAAGCAAGCGGGTTTATGTCGCCCTGGACGCAGACGCACATGAGAAGTCACTCAGGGTGGTTAGGAATTTGCTTCTGTATGGCATGGAGGTACTCAGGATTGACACCTCTTTGTTCGACGACGTTGGGTCCATGACCAAGGAAGAGTTCTTGAGGTTGAAAAACACTGCTTCTTTTGCGTCAGTAGATGACTATTTACTTTATAAAACTAATACCATATGGAGTTAATTTATGAAAATTACTAAAGAAAAACTACAATTAATAATCAAAGAGGAGATTGCAAAGTTTTCCGGCACCCAACCAGGAACTACCACTGAGCAACTTTTGGATGCCATTAGGTCAATCTCCGATGCCAACACTGGCACTTTGCAAGAAAATAAAGATGTTTTGCAAATAATGATTTCCAACCTACAAAAACACTTGACAAAATAAAATAAAAGTCGTACAATAAGCAGAGACTAAAATCAGCAGGAGGATTAATGCGCTTTGCCCATATTGCGGACACGCATATTCGTAATTTAAAATATCATTATGAATATAAGGAGGTGTTCAAGCAACTATATGAATCTCTTAGAAAAGAAAAAGTAGAATATATTATTCACTGTGGCGACATCGCCCACACCAAAACACAGATATCTCCAGAGTTCGTAGAGATGTGTTCCAACTTTTTGTCAGACTTGGCATCCATCGCCCCAACATATGTGATTTTGGGGAACCACGACGGAAACCTTAAGAATAGTAGTCGTCAGGATGCTCTGACTCCGATTGTGGATGCTCTTGATAATCCAAACCTTCGTTTATTGAAGGAGTCCCAAGAGGTTAGTTTGGGTCATGGGTTCAACTTGAACGTTCTTTCGGTATTCGACGAGGATAACTGGACCACACCATCGGACAAAGAAGAAATAAACATAGCATTATACCATGGTGCGATCGATAGGTCAAAGACCGACTTGAACTGGACACTGTCTGGTGATCATTGCATCTCTATTTTCGATGATTTTGACTTTGCTTTTCTGGGCGATATACACAAGACTCAGACTCTCGACAAAAGAGGGAGGATAAGGTATTGCGGATCTACAATACAACAAAACTTTGGCGAGTCGCTAGATAAGGGTTATTTGGTTTGGGATATCAAGGATAAAGAGGACTTCACTGTTAAGCACATTATCTTCGATAATCCAAAACCCTTTATTACGATTCCGCTCACCAAGGCAGGAAATTTACCGAGAAAGTTGAAAATAAATCCCGGTGCGAGAATCCGCCTTACGTCAGATAATAACATCTCGTTGGACAAGATGCGAAAGTCTGTAGACGTTGTGAAGCACAAGTTTAAACCAGAGACGGTTACATATTTAAATCGAGCATCAAGTCAAAATGTAGAAGTATCAGACGGAGTTCAGGACCCACGCCAGGAAAACCTACGAGATGTCAAGGTTCAGGAAAGGTTGATGAAAGGGTACCTTAAAGACTATGAGATTTCCGAGAACCTAATGAAAAAGGTTCTGGAACTCAACTCTTCTTATAACGTAGAGATTGAGGAGAAAGAGGACGTCTATAGAAATGTGAATTGGAGTCTGAGAAGGTTGGAGTGGGACAATCTGTTTAACTATGGCGAATCTAACTCTATTGATTTCGATAAGTTGGAAGGCATCGTCGGCATATTTGGTAAAAACTTTTCTGGAAAATCTTCTATAATTGATGCACTGTTATATACTTTATATAATTCGACATCGAAATCAGTTAGGAAGAACCTGAATATAGTAAACCAAAACAAGGATTACGGTCTCGGCATCGCAACGTTGCAGGTGGGAGATAAGACCCTTCGGGTTGAAAGAAATTCAGAGAAGTATGTCAAGAAGTTGAAGGGAGTTGAGACCATGGAGGCAAAGACGGAAGTGGATTTCACTTCCGTGGATTTACTCGGCAATGAGGTGAGTAAGAACGGACTATCAAGACAGGACACCGACAAGAACATACGAAAACACTTTGGTTCTTTGGATGATTTCCTAATGACTTCTATGGCAAGTCAACTAGAGTCGCTCACTTTCATTAATGAAGGGTCCACCCGCCGAAAGGAGATCCTGGCAAAATTTTTAGATTTGGAGATTTTTGATAAAAAGTTCAAGAGAGCGAAGGAAGACTCGGCAGACACTAGGGGTGCCTTGAGGAAGATCGAGGGCACTAATTTCGACGTGCAGATTTCTGAGGCACAGTCTAAGTTGGAGTTTGAGCAATCATCTCTAGAGTCGAACAAGAACAGGTGCGAAGTCATAGAACGACATATCGGGGAACTACAGAATTTATTAAATGAAGTGGACGGCAAGATATCTTCGATTCCAGCAGAGGTGGTGGATCCAGTTCTGACGGGTCATGATATCCAAAAATTCACAAAAGAGAAGACCGATCTAGAGAGTGAACAGGCGAAGATAGAGCAACTGATCGCTGAAAATAAAGCAACAATCAATAAAATAAAAGATTTTTTAAGTGGTTTTGATATTGGAGTGTGGAGTGATAAAAAGAAGACCCTAGAGGAGAAGTCGGAAATATTATCGAACTTTCTTTTAGATCTGGAAAAGGAAGAGGATACACTTTCTCGAAACGAGAAGAAGAAAGGTCTTTTGCTTGAAGTCCCTTGTGGAAATGAATATTCGAACTGCAGGTTTATAAAGGATGCCCACAAGGCAGTCGGTCTTATTGATATCTCCAGCAAGAAGATAAAAGACCTAAAGAAGGATGTAGAAAGCATACAAGAAGAAATAGTTGGATTAGAACCTGAAAAAGTTAATTCTTATATTGAGAAATACGATAAGGTTCTAGAAAAACGATCCACTCAGGAATCTACCGCTGTTGCTTTGGAACTTTCTTTGGAAAAGAACAAGAACAACCTGCTGAAGACTAAATCCGCTCTGGATGACTTGAATGAGCGTATGTCTGAGTACTCCGCAAACAAGGAGTCGATTGAGCAGTTAGAGGTCTTTTTGGAAGAAAAGAAGAATCTTGAGAATCAAATAGATGAAAAGACAACGGAATGCAAGGAGTGCCAGGAATCTATTAACAATCAGTATCGCACGATAGGGTCTCTAGAAGAGAAGGTGGTGTCTCTCGAAGCAAAGAAGCAGGAGTTGGAAGATTTGAGGTTGGAGTTCGCAGCATATGACCTGTTCATGAGGTGCTGTCATACTAACGGCATTTCTTATAATATTATCAAGAATAGGTTGCCTATTATAAACGAAGAAGTGGCAAAGATATTGACAGGCATCGTAGACTTCGAAGTGTTCATCCAGAATGAGGACAAGAAGTTGGATATCTTCATAAAACACCCAAAGTATGAACCACGCCCTTTGGAAATGGGTTCCGGCGCGGAGAAGACGATTGCTTCGATGGCAATAAGGTTAGCATTCCTTACGGTGTCTAACTTGCCGAAACCGGACCTATTTATAATGGATGAACCCGGCACCGCCTTGGACGAAGATAACATGGAAGGGTTTGTTCGCATAATGGAAATGGTTAAAAATTATTTTAAAACTGTTATACTAATATCACACCTTGATGCATTAAAAGATGCAGTGGATATGCAAGTAGTGATTGATAGAAAAGATGGGTTCGCCCACGTTAATTTATAGGAGGAAAATCATGGTAGCACAATTGAAGGCGTTTGCAGACAAATATGTAGAAAAGTTTATTTCAAGAAAGTTTCTTGCCTGGATTACGGCAACGGGACTTTGCGCGTATGGACTTGTAACTAGCGATAACTGGACGGCAATTACTTTGGCGTACATTGGCACCCAAGCACTGGTCGACATGGCAGTGCAATGGAAGCACGGACCACAATAGCATGTATCTCTTAACTAAGTCTTGCTTATGGGTAAGGCGGCACTGGAAGGTGTTTCTACTAATCTTGTGGACCTTGTTTGTTTGGATCTTCGCGAGAAAGAATTATCAAGCAGCATTGGGCGTTCTAGAGGCGAGAAAGAAATCTTACCAACAGCAAATCGACGCTCTAAAAGATGCTCATAATAAGGAAATCCTCCAGAGGGACAACTTGATAGAAGAGTATCAAGATACAGTTGCAAAACTGGAGGTTGAGTTCGCCAAGAGGGAAGAGGAGTTGAACGAGTCGCATAAGAAGATTGTAAGAGACATCGTGGTAAAGTCAAAGAAGGATCCTTCCAAGATCGATGATCATATAGAGAAGGTTTTTGGTTTCCGTCGTGTTTAGGGTGCTTGCTTGTTATTTGGCGCTTAGTGTGGCGTTCTCGGGGGTGTGTCTTTCTGACATGCCCCCGGCGTCTTTTACTCACTTGGAAGATGGCGAATCAGTCGGACTCGTCGGTCCTGCCTGGTGTTACGACGCACAGGCAAACGCAATTCTGATCACTGCTCCAGAGCGTGAGAAGGAGCGATGCGAGTTGAAGATCGAATTGGAGTTGGAAAAGGAACGCGCAAAGTATGGACTCAGGATATCAAATCTTGAGTTGAGGATTGAGACTTTGCAAGAGGAGCACCGATCTGTTATTACAATAAAGGACGAAGAACTGGAGAGACTAGAGAAGATTGCACTTGATCGACCCACCAGCAAAGCGTTCTGGGCGGCGTCAGGCGGTTTTGTAGCAGGCGTCCTAGTTACTATTGGAATTGTGATGGCGGTGCGATAATGAGCAAAGATTACGATTATATTGCAAAGGTTGAAAAGGCAATAAAGGAAAAGTACGGTCAAGAGGCAGTTGATAACCCAAAGAAGTTTTGGACAAAAGAAAAAGAGGAGAAGTACCTGAAAGAGTTGAAGGACTTTTATCGAAAACAGGACTCCAATCGACGCACCCGTGAAAAAACCCTTTATAAGGGCATTTTAGTGTCTAAAAACCTAATTAATAAGAAATCGAAGAAAAAGTGTCCAGTCTGTGCAAAATATTCTTTTGATCAAAAGGATGATGTTTATTTCGCAAAGTTTGATGCTTGTTTCGATTGTTATGTTGATTTTATCGAAGACAGAGAACAAAGGTGGTTAGACGGTTGGCGTCCCCCCAAAGGAGAAAAATAGAATGGCAACAATGTTAGAAATCGCAAGAGGAATATCGCAAGTTTTAGCAAATTCATACGATGGCGCGACTGACGAAGAAGGCAACAGGGTAACTATTGGACTGAAGAGGGAGGAAGGACACCCGATTCATGACTCCAGGGTTATGGATGGTTTTTCTGCCTGTATTAAGGGAGATAGTTTGAGAATCAGGTATCACACTGAGATTCAACTCAAAGAGACTCACAATCCCAGGTTTGAAAATGAGATCGAGATGATGATAAACAAGGTCAAGAGTCACCTGGTTAAGGAGTTCAAAAAGGCAACTGGAACTTCACTCTCCCTCGGCGGCGCAACTGAGGTTGAAGTTCTCGTAGAATATATTTCCCGAGTCAGAACGTCAGTCCGCGCTCACCAGGACTTTAAGGTTTTGGGCACTGACTCGGAATCAGTCAATCCAGGATCGGATCCAGATCGAATTGATTCCACCACCCAGAGGTGGTTGGAGTTAGGCGGACTTAAATAATCTTGGTCCATGTCGTTCAAATTCACAAAAAAAGAGATGATGCGAGAGATTGTCAAATGTGGCAAGGATTCCGCATACTTTATCGATAATTACGCAAAAATATCCCATCCTCAAAAGGGACTAATCCCCTTTCGTCTGTTCCCCTATCAGCGAGACTGTTTGGGGGACTTCGGACAGTTTAGGTTTAACATCATACTGAAGGCACGCCAACTCGGCATTTCTACGATTACAGCAGCATACGTTGCTTGGTTGATGATGTTTCACAAAGAGAAAACTGTAGTCGTTGTGGCGACCAAACTCAGTACAGCGACAAATTTAGTTAAAAAAGTAAAGACTATAATGAGAAATCTTCCAGAATGGGTTCAGATTTCAAAAGTTTCGGTCGATAATCGCACATCTTTTGAATTGTCGAATGGATCTCTGATCAAGGCATCCTCGACGTCTGGTGACGCCGGTCGTTCAGAGGCATTGTCGCTCTTGGTCATCGACGAGGCGGCATATGTGGAGGGTTTGTCCGAGTTGTGGTCCGGTTTATACCCCACCTTGAGCACCGGCGGTAGGTGCATTGCTTTGTCCACCCCCAATGGTGTGGGTAACTGGTTTCACAAGACATACACCGAATCAACTCAAAAACTTAACGATTTTCATCCGATTAGTCTCCCTTGGGAGTCCCATCCGGATAGGGACTTAAATTGGTACGAAAAAGAGACCAAGAACATGTCCCGCCGTGAGATCGCCCAAGAACTTGAGTGCAGTTTCAACATGTCGGGAGAGACGGTTTTCCATGGGGAAGACATAGCGAGGATGATGGACTCCGCAGGGGAACCAGAATATCGAACCGGATATGACAGGAACTTTTGGATTTGGAAACCAGCAGAACCGGGCAAGGACTATATGATTTCAGCAGACGTCGCCCGAGGCGATGGTAAAGATTATTCGGTATTTCATGTTTTTGATCTTGTCACGATGGAGATCGTCGCAGAATATCGCGGCAAGGTCGCCCCCGACGTCTTTTCTCAGATTCTGCTCGACGCTGGAGGCGAATACGGCAACTGCATGCTTGTTGTGGAGAATAATACGGTCGGTTTCGCGGTGCTGGGGAAACTCAAAGAGAGCGGTTATCCGAATATTTACTATTCGATCAAGTCAACTCATGAATACATTGATCAATATCAGGGTGAACACTTGACCAACGCAGTGCCTGGATTCTCTATGACTCAAAAGACCAGACCTCTAATCGTCGCAAAACTTGAAGAATTCGTTAGAAACAAACTAATTAAGGTAAATTCTGTTAGATTAGTGAATGAGATGAAAACATTTATCTGGAACAACGGTCGCGCCGAGGCAATGAGGTCCTATAATGATGACCTGGTGATGTCCTTGGCGATCGGTTGCTGGGTTCGAGATACGGCACTAGTTGAGAATAGAAAAGAGTCAGAATATAAGAGGGTTTTCTTAAAATCTATGTCAAAATCATCTACAATGTTAAATACAACCATCCCAGGTATGCAAGGATATCAGCACAAGAAATCTCAAAAAGCACTTCAAGAGCACAAGGAAAGCACTGAAGAGTTTCCATGGTTGTATAAGGGTTAAATAAATGGCAGACAAATCTAAAAACGTAAAAAATTCAGAAAATATATTATTCAAGAGGTTGACCAAGTTGCTGTCCGGACCTTTGGTGGGTCGAAGGACACAGACTGGCCGTCGCCTACGCCGCGTCGACTTAGACAAGTTCTCTTCCCGGTTTAAGTCCGCCAGCGGCAAGCAGTTTAAGAAGATGGCGTATGATCCGTTTTCTAATTTGCAGTCGAATGTCATGGCAACTCAGCAGCGCACTGAACGATATGTTGACTTTGACCAAATGGAGTACTCTCCAGAGATCGCCTCAACGTTAGATATATACGCCGATGAGATGACAACGAGCACCCAACTTAGACCTTTGTTGAATATTGATTGCGCCAACGAAGAGATAAAATCTGTCCTTAGTGCGCTTTATTATAATATTTTAAATATTGAATATAACCTATTTGGATGGTGCAGAACCATGTGTAAGTATGGCGATTTCTTCTTATACCTGGACATTGACGAAGCAAGGGGGATTCAGTCTGCCATTGGACTCCCAACTCCTGAACTAGAAAGGTTAGAGGGGGAAGACAAAACAAATCCGAACTACACCCAGTTCCAGTGGACTTCTTCTGGTATGACTTTTGAGAATTGGCAAGTTGGACACTTTAGGATTCTTGGAAACGACAAGTATGCCCCTTACGGTAGTTCTATTTTAGAACCTGCTAGGAGAATCTGGAGACAGTTGACCCTGCTGGAAGACGCGATGATGGCATACAGAATCGTGCGATCTCCAGAGAGAAGGGTTTTCTATGTTGACGTTGGGAACATTCCACCCGATGATATAGAACAGTATATGCAGAAAATCATGACCCAAATGAAGCGACACCAGGTTGTTGATCCGGATACCGGACGCGTAGATTTGAGGTACAATCCACTGTCTATAGACGAGGATTACTTTATACCAACCAGAGCAGGATCGAATTCTAGGGTTGAAAGTTTGCCGGGTGGATCATACACTGGTGACATCGACGATGTCAAGTATTTAAGGAACAAACTGTTTTCGGCACTTAAGGTGCCACAGGCATATCTTGCCCAATCCGATGAAGGCGGCGAAGACAAGACAACCCTCGCTCAGAAAGATATTCGTTTTGCTAGAACAGTGCAGAGGTTACAGAGATCAATAGTTACGGAACTAGAAAAGATTGGCATAATTCACCTGTATGTGTTGGGTTTCCGCCAAGACGATCTGCTATCTTTTAAGTTGGCGTTGAACAATCCGTCTAAGATTGCAGAAATGCAAGAGTTAGAACACTGGAAGACAAAGTTCGACGTTGCCTCTTCGGCAACAGAAGGATATTTCAGTCGCCGTTGGATCACCAAGAAGTTATTTGGTCTTTCAGATGAGGAGTTTCTCAGAAACCAGAGGGAAATGTTTTATGATCGGAATTTTGATGCTCAATTGGAAGTGGTTGGTGAACTTGTTCAGGCAGAGGCATCTTCAGGACTTCCGGACGACTCTTTTGGCGACGCAGAAGAACCTGAGTTTGGGGACATCGAAGATATGGACGCCGACGCGGACGAAGACTTCGAGGAGGAAGGCGACGAAGCGGACAACGTTCTTCCTATTCAACCTCCAGGTAGCAGATATTCAGCACAAGAAAAGGATAAAGTAACGTTTAAAGATGGCAGTACCACGACAAAGCGTTCAAAGGGAAAGAGATACCGTCCGACTAAGAGCAGTAAGAACAAATTTGGAGCATCCCAGAGGTCTACCAAGGGGTCTTGGAATAATGAAATAACTAAAAATACCATAAGAAATACAATGAAGGGTGCCTCTGATCTTGGAAGATTAGGAAAAGGTAGTATAACAGAGGAAGACAATACTAATTATAAAGAAGAAGAGAAGAGGATTTTTGAAACCAACAAAGAGGTTTCAATGCTCATTGAGACTTTAAATTTGAGGAGTGAAAAGAATGAGACTAAAACATAATAAGAAGAGAAATACCGCGTTTCTCTATGAGTCGTTAGTTAGAGAGTTGACAAAGTCTATCCTAAAGCAGGATAAGAACCGCAAAAACAAAGTGGTTGAGATCCTCAAGCAGTATTTTTCTGGCAATTCGTCCCTCAAGAGAGAATTGGACCTATACAAGTCGCTGTACAACACGTCTGGAGTTGATCGTAAGATAGCAGAGAAGATTGTGGTGGAAACCAAAATCGCGCATAGAGAACTCAACAAGAGGAAGATTTTCGAAGACCAGACTAGTCTTATAAAGAACATGAATATTGCGTTTACTCCTAAAGTTTTCAACACTTTTGTCCCCAATTTTAGAAACATTGCAACGATATACTCTCTTTTTAATGCTGATGTTCCCGCAAATGAGAGGGTCTTGCTGGAAGAGAAAGTCCTAGACGCCATGTCCGGGTCTGTCATGACAGAACAAGAAATGAAACCAGTTGATAATATCGTTTACAGTACGTTTGTGAGCAAGTTTAATCAAGAATACAGTGGAAAACTCCTAGATGAGCAGAAGGAGTTGTTGACGAGGTATATCACGTCATTTTCCGATAACGGTTTGGAAATAAAGGTCTTCTTGAATGAGGAGATCGGCCGCCTGAGAGAAAAGATGGGGCAACTCTCATCCACCGCCACTGTGTCTTCCGACGAAGACCTCAGTAAGAACTCGAAAGATATATGTGCATTGCTTGAGCAGTACTCAGATCAAAAGATCACTGTTGAGATTGTCGAGACTGTTCTTAAGACACAGCAGTTAATTCATGAAATAGAGAAGATGGACAATGATAACGATTAAGATAGACAGAGATCCTCTCACCGGAGAGCGAGTTGACGTAGAAACAATAAAACTTAATGCGTCTAGGAGTTTGAACGGTGATATCATGATTTTTGACCATGAAGACGTAGATATTGTTGTTGTACCCTCCAAGAGAAAGTGTGTTGTTTTCCCAAAGGACGAAATAGACGACAAGGCATACGGCGCTCAAGATCGTCTGTTTAATGTGATGACTTCTCGTGGGGTGGTAGACCCTGCATCAGTCCGAGGTGGATCTTTTTATGGCGCTATGGAGGCAACAATATTCGAGTCAGCCTTTGAGGGCATCGACGAAGTTCAAGCAGCATTGTATGTGATCCACCGCTTTATTGAGGAGGAGAGACCATACTTCGAAGCAACTTCCAGAATAAGTCATAAATCTAAGGATCACATCCTCCATCCAGACGATGAGCACAGCACTGAACTTGGAGACGTCCCTCACGATCCTAGAAAGGGTTCCATGGTGCCAACCGTGAGACCTTACGGGTACATGTATAATTATAGTCTTATCAGGGAAGACTCCGAGGAGTCATGAACCTAACCCTCTTTGTGTTGACCTCTTGGGGTTTGACGCAGATCTTAGTATACGGAAAGATCCTATCTAAAATTCGCCCCACTCAGGGGTGGTTGGGAGAACTCTTATCTTGTCCAATGTGCACAGGTTTTTGGGTTGGTGTTATTTTATGGATCTTATCTCTATTTACTACACTAATTAGTTTTGATATGAGTCCGATTACTGGATTTATGTTGGGATGTCTGTCTTCGGCAACGAGTTATGCGTTGTGTTCTGTGTTTACAGACGACGGCATCAAGATTATGGGGAATGTAAATGAGACCACTGACTAAGATCCGATGGATGATGCGCCCTGTGGCAAGGTGTTGTAGGGGAAAGTGAATGACGCGGGTGACCCCCGCGAAGAGAGAGATTATGAAGATTTTAAGAGAATATTATGAACTTTGCGAGGGCGGAATCTGCACCGACCTGTTAACTGAGGAAGAAAAGGTTAGGGTTGCCAATGGTGCCCTGATTTTGTCCGGTGTTATGCAGATGTCCGAGACACTTAACGGCAACAACCGAGTGTATCCTCACGAAATTTTGACCCGAGAGATTGAAAATTACAAAAAGTTGGTAAATGAGCGCCGCGCCCTCGGCGAATTAGACCATCCAGATGATTCTGTCATCAATTTGAAGAACGCGTCCCATGTGGTCACTGGTATTTGGATGGAAGACAAGAAGGTTATGGGTAAAATCGAGGTTCTACCTACGCCTTCTGGTAAAATCCTTAGAAGTCTGGTAGAGTCTGGTATAAAGATGGGCATTTCTTCCAGGGGTATGGGTTCTGTACAGGAGACCAGTGGAAAAACTATAGTTCAGGACGATTTTCAACTAATTTGCTTCGACATGGTCTCGGAACCATCGACACCCGGCGCTTTTATGATGAAAGAGGCGAAAAACTATCCCAACATATTCACCAAAGCAGACAAAGTTAACAGATTGATGAACGATATTCTGTCTAAGGGGAGAAATACATGAGATTACTTATTGAGACTGAAATATTAGAAGAAGTTATTGATGATATCCTGATAGAAGAGGTTTTGCCAGAATTGGTTGGCAATCCGTTTAGCGCATCCCGCGTACCTCAGAGTAAAAGGAAGATTCGCTCACCTCGCCTCGGCAAAAGTGCCGGGTTGACGCCAGATGAATCTCCCGCCGCCGCAAAACCAGGTTTTCTCGCTCGTTTAGGGCGAAAGTTGGGTCTTTCGAAGGATTGGGCACAGGAAGTAGGGAAACTTTCTGACACTGAGGTGGAAAACGACCTCCTTAAACCTTTTGACGAAGAACCGCCCCCGGTCGACGGATTACAGACTGGCAAGTGGGTACCAACGCCTGGTGATGTTTACGCATACATGACCAAAAAGGGATCCCGCGCCTTATTGAAGATTCTTGGTGGGACCTTTGGCAACGACGCCCGAGGCAAGGCCGGTTTATCGGTTCAGAGGATTGGTCCTGGTTACGCCAACCGTGGAGTCCTTGGGATTGATCAGTTGACGCAGCGCATGAGGGGCAAATTCGAGGACGAGCAAACTGCACGTCAGGCGCTTGCTTATTCTGTTGCCTCCACCATGCAAGAGATAAGAAATAGAGTAAAAGAAAATTTGAGGAACAAATGAATCAAGAAAATTTAAAAAACATTCTTAAACCATTGATAAAGCAGTGTATTAAAGAAGTTATATTTGAAGAAGGGTCTTTATCTAAGATCGTTCAAGAAGTTGTAGTAGGTCTCGGAGTTAATCAGCAAGTACTTGATGAAGCAACTCCATCGCCCACCCCCCGCGCCGACAACACAAGCAAGATTAGGCAACTAGAAGAAACCAAGAAGAGAATGCTGGACTCTATAGGCAATAGTTCGTATGGAAATGTGTTTGAGAACACGAATCCCCTCTCTTCAGCAGGGACTCCTGGTGCCCCGTCATCGTCATCTCCATTAGCAAGCGTTGACCCGTCCGACCCCGGCGTAGATATCCAAGGTCTCTTCGGCGGATTAAGCGAAAATTGGAAAAAGATGGTGTAAGAGATGGGCAGAAGAACACCAGTCAACATAGAGGTCATAATAAGACATCCTGACCAAACCGCAAGAATGATCAAAAAGTTCACCAAGAAAGTTAAAAAGAGTGGACTATTTGACGAACTAAAATCAAAAGAGTATTACGAGAAACCCTCCGATAAAAAGAGAAGAGAAAAGAAGAAAAGAAAGAGGGTACTTAAGAAACTACAGCAAGAAAAAGATGCTAAAAACAAGTAGTAGTTTATAAAATATAAAATACCGTTCTTTTGTGAAAAAAATAACTATTTATTTAGAGTAGAAATATTTTATGATTTTTCATTATTTAGGAGATAGAAAATGTCATCAATGCTAGAACAGGCGATCGTAGATGCAAGAGCACTAAAAGAAGCCGCTATTAAAAATGCTGAGAATTTGGTTATTGAAAAGTATTCCGAAGAAGTCAAGCGTGCCGTAAATCAGTTGCTGGAGGACGAAGATCCTTTAGGTGACGAAGAGGAGGAGGTTCATGGATCTGTTGATGATTTACCCGATTCTTTTAAAGATGCCTCCGAGGGTGATGATGTGGTAGAGATTGATCTTGACCAATTGTCCGCCGCGGTTGAGAAGGCACTCGACGGTGAGATCGAATCTCACGAGGATGCCGCAGAGGACATCGCGGATATGGCACTAGAAGAACCACCAGAAGGCATGCCTGGATCCCCTGAACCTGGACCTGACACTCTCGCTGAGAGTGGCACCGAGTCTGCAATCGAAGTCGACATTGATGAAGATCTCCTAGAATCTGTTGCTAGTGACCTTATTGCAGAACTTGATTTGGAAAATATTGACGAAGAGTCCATCGAAGAAATTATCGAGAAGGTTGTCGTTGATATTGAACCCGTAAAATCTGGTTGGGCAGGTACTCCAGAAGCACACATGAAAGAGAAAGAAGATATGGCACTTGCGAAGGAGATTGATACCGAGTATGCAGAAGAGATGAAGTCTCTCCGTACCCGTGTCGCCGAATTGCAAGAGCAAAATGAAACATTGGTTTCCGCTGGACAAAAGTTACAAACTAAGTCCGAGACTCTTGAGGGGGCAATTGAGACCCTCAAGAACAAGATCAGCGAGACCAACGTTATGAATGCGAAATTATTGTATATTAACCAGACGTTAGGGAATGCCTCCTTGAATGAGCGACAAAAGAAGAAAATTGTCGAAGCCATTTCTAAAGCAAAGTCTGTTGAAAACGCGAAGGTACTCTTCGAAACCCTTCAAAGCACAGTGGGAAGCACGGATAAAAGTCCACTTCCAGAATCACTTAGCGAAGCAGTTAGTAGGAAACCTTCATTAATGGTTGCATCTCGCAACCAGACAGCAAAGCAAGACAATAGTCCTTTCTTCGATAGGATGAAAACTCTTGCAGGACTAAAGAATAACTAATTTAGGAGGTTTTATAAAAATGTCTATTTTGCAAAAGCTTACAGAAGGCGTTGTTACTCGTGATGTCTCCAAGGAAGGTGCTGCTCTTCTTGAGAAGTGGCAGACCACCGGTCTCCTTGAAGGTCTCGATAACGACCGCAAAGCACAAAGCATGGCAGTTCTCCTCGAAAACCAGGCAAAGGAGCTTCTTCGCGAAGCATCCTCAATGGCTGCTGGTGATGTAGAGGGTTTCGCTGCTGTTGCTTTCCCAATTGTCCGTCGTGTATTCGGCGGTTTGATCGCTAACGATCTAGTTTCAGTTCAACCAATGAGTCTACCAAGTGGTCTATTGTTCTTCTTGGATTTCTCTCATACTCATGGCCGCGCAGGAATGGCCGCCGGTGAATCAATCTATGGTGGTAACAAACTTGGTCGCCACCTCATCGACGGTGTTGATCTTGACGGCGACCTCAGTAGCGGTGGTCCCGGTGGTTTTTATGACCTTGGTACCGGATACAGTTCACCAACTGGTTCTGTTTCCGCAGCGTTGAATACCGGTCTCGGCGTCCGCACTGTTCACCTTGGTGTGGATGGTAAACTTGTCTCTGCCCTTACCGAGGCAGACAAGAAGTTGATCAAGTTTGATCCTGACCTTCTTGCAAACACAGGATACACAGTTCAGGTTCTTGATTGTGATTATGACTCCATTTCGTCAGATCTCAACGAAAACGCTCTCGGTGCAATTGAGTTGGAGATGAACGGCGCAGGCGATCAGATTGTAATTTATGATAAATCCGCAACCGGAGGAGATGATTTTGAAACTACCGTTAAGCACGTTAGACGCTTAACGCAAAAGATCGGAACCGATAGACTTCGTATCGTACTTGTGGACACGGGTGGTAACGATCTAGATATCGGCGCTGGTGATGTTCAAGCGGGTGCTGACAAGGACCAACTTGGTGTTGCATCATACCCTCTCGTTGACGCATTTGCCGTTGCTGGAACCCACGCCGTTGGTGGCGTTAAGGGTACAGAACCATGGGGTCTAGAACTTGCTGCCGCCTCCAAGGCCGGTGGTAACGACTTGATTCCTGAAATCGACATCAAGGTTGACAGCGTTGCTGTGACTGCAGTCACCAAGAAGCTCAAGGCAAAGTGGACGCCTGAGTTGGGACAAGATCTCAACGCATACCACAATCTTGATGCTGAAGTGGAGTTGACTGGTATTCTTTCAGAGCAAATTGCTCTTGAGATCGATCAGGAAATCCTCGGTGATTTGGTCAATGGTGCCAAGGCAGGTACTCGTTACTGGTCGCGTGCTCCTGGATTGTTCGTAGATAGCAATGGTGCTGAGCTTGGCGCAACTGCCGCCGCTCCAGACTTCACTGGTACTGTCAGTGAGTGGTACGAGACTCTCATTGAGACAATCAATGACGTAAGTGCTCAGATCCACCGCAAGACGCTTCGCGGCGGAGCAAACTTCGTTGTTTGTTCGCCAGAAGTTGCTAACATTCTTGAGTTCACAAGCGGTTTCCGCGCAAGCGTGACTGCCGACCAGGACCGCGGCACCATCGGTGCACAGAATGTTGGTTCGCTAAGTAAGAAGTTCGACGTTATGGTTGATCCTTACTTCCCACGTAACGTGATCCTCGTTGGTCGCAAGGGTAGCTCCTTCTTGGAGAGTGGATACGTCTACGCCCCTTATGTGCCACTACAGGTCACTCCTACGATCTTCGGAACGGAAGATTTCGTACCACGTAAGGGCGTCATGACTCGCTATGCGAAGAAGATGGTTCGTCCTGACATGTACGGTATCGTTATCGTCCGAGGTCTCTTGGGAGAAGCAGGCGCTAGCTAAGAGATAAATTGATATCTCAAAATAAATTCCCCCTTCATTAATTTGGAGGGGGTTTTTGTTTTTCTAAAACTATTTAGTAGAGAAAAGATAAGGCGATTTATGCCTTAATTCATTTAAAGCATAAAATAAAAGGAGATTCTTAAAAATGAGTAAATTAGGAAGATACAGTGCGGATAGAAAGAAGATCGAAACAGTGACCGCTGCGAAGACAGTTGAAGTTCATGATTGTGGAACAATTTTTATTGTGGACGCCGCCGTCGCGCTCACGTTGCCCACCGCCGCCACCGCAGGCGCAGGATGGTGGTGCAAGGTTATT